CCTCCAGGTCCGCCAGCTTGTCTGCGTAGTCTGTTACCTTGTTGGATGGGGTGTATTTCTGGTATTGATACCCGGTAAGGTAATTTGTGGCCGGGCTCCCCTGGGAAGAGCTGGACACCGGGGTTATGGTCACATTGTCTCCATTGGCTGTGTTATTGTCTGCGCTGCTTGCCGGCGGGCTTCCACTTCCCTGCATGGCCTTAAGCAGGCTTGTATTCTGGGCTGCTGTGCCAGTATAATTGCTGATTCCGTACTGGTTTGCCAGCTTCTTCCGGTTATTATAGGAGCTGTCCTGTTTCCCGCTGTTTAAGTAATCCACAATGCTTCCAACTGCCATCTTATTTATCCCCCTTTTTCGGTTCTGGTCTGTTCATTTCCTGGGTTTGTGTGGGTTCTCCTTTGTTCAGGATGTTGTTGATGCTTACCAGGAACTGGGCCTGCTGCACTCCTTCCACTTTGATCTGGTTTAACAGCATCAGGGCCATATTGATCTTATCCTCTTCAAATACGATTTTGATCATTTAAACTGCCTCCTTTAATTCATTGATTTCTTTCTCCAATTGATCCAGTTCTTTTTGCTGGGCGCGGATCGCACCGGCATAAAGGACGCTGTTGGTGCTGTATGGGATCGACAGGTACTCCCCGCTATGGTCCACCAGGGGCAGATCTGTCCCAAGTTCTTCCTGGAGCTCGTCCAGATCCTGGGCGATCAGGCCCATGGCTTTGATCCCTGAATCCTTATAGGTAAATGTGGCCGGTTTAAATCCCAGGACAAGGGACAAGGCTGTCTCATCCGGGATTTCCTCTATGTTCTCTTTCAATCTGCGGTCTGAGCGTTCGTATAAGACCTCACATGATACGTCATAAGTTGCATTCATGTACCGGCATGTCAGGGTTCCTTCCACGTTCGCGTCCCCGGCGATACGCATATAGTTGGAATACAGCAGACCATTGACGTTGATCTGACCCGAATAAGTGATAGCCTTGGTCGTAACGGCTCCGCTGCTGGTCACGATGAAATTGTCATTGATGTTGATGGATCCTCCATTGATCGTGCCTGAAAACTGAGCCGTTCCATCTTTATATAATCTGAAATTATTGCTGTCTATGACCAGGTAGCCGGATTTGAACGTGATTGTGTCCGTGGTCGCGGAAATCTCCGAGCATAGGTCTCCCGCCGCTACCTTCAGAGCAATCTGGCCGTTTAATACCTTTATGCCGGTCTCCAGTTCATTTTCCAGATCTTTGAACTGGGTCAGAAATCCGTTCATGGTTATTTCCATCTGTGCGATGGCGGTGTCGGTCTCCTGATATTTGAGGAAGGATTCCTGGGTGAAGTTGTCCTCCGGGGTGATGTTTGACAGGCTGTATCTCAGCTGCCGGTTCAGCATCTGGATATAACTGTACACTTTCTTGATATCCTGGTTCTGCCCTCCCAGGGCGGGCATATTAAAGCTTGACACTGGTTTCCTCCTTCCTTCTCTTAACCTCTTGTTTCAGGGCATTAATGCGGCGCTGGTTGTCCTGGATCATACAGGCATAGACTGCGCCGTAGCTGCCATATGGCAGCACCAGGCAGTCTTCATGCCTTGCGGCCATAGGCAGGGTCTCTCCTGCATTCCGGTATATTTCTTGGGCAATGCATCCGATTCCCGGCCTTTGGCTGTCCCTGAACCGGTACTTTGCAGGGATGATTGCACGCAGCGCCTCTGCCGCCTCCTCCTCCGATATGGGGGTGATATCCTGTTTACGTCTTCTGTCTGAGGTCTGGTACACCCTCCGGCAGGTGAGGTCTTCTGATATATAGGCATCTCCGCAGCCGATATTGCCGGTGACCGTATTGATCACATCATTGTCATTGTATATCTCCAATTCTTCGGCATAGATCCCATCCGGCGGGTTCAGGGTTTCGGTGGTCAGCGATCCGGCTATATAGCACTTTCCGGTCGTATCCACAATGAATTTTCCACCGATATTGATGGACCCGCCTATGATATCCCCGGAGAACCGGGCGTTTCCATTCTTGTCCAAAGACATATTCTGGGCCTGTATGACGACCTGTCCTGTCTTTAGCGTGATGTATTCACCGTACAGCTCCATTCTTGACAGCATGGTCTCCACCACGCTCCCGGAATCCACCAGGAGGGATATCTTCTCACTGGTCTGCTCCAGGCTTGTGTGCATCCCCGTTTCGCAGTCCTTCAGGTCAATGGTCAGGCCGTCTGCACTGAAGCTGATCTGGCGCACCTTATTATCGCGGCTGTCCAGAATGTCCAGGACGGATGCGTCCGTGTTGTCCTCAAGGGACAGGTTGGACAAGGTGAATTTCAGATCACGGCTGAAACGGTACAGCTTGCTCATGATCTTGTTGATATCTGTCTCATCTTTGTCCAACACCAGTGGTTTATATACTGCCATTGCGCTCACTCCCCAGTCCAATGGATTTACCCATAGCGATCAGTGTAGCGGCGCCTCTGCCCTCCAGGCGGTATCTGTACTTCTGGCACCGGCGTGGGACTATATTGAGCACATGGGTACGGTAGGGGGATGCAGTATAGGTAATTGCTTTCTCCCAGTCCTTTTCTTCGTCATATTTCAACAGCACATCCACCTCTGCCCCCGGATCCAGCTTTAGGTGGAACAGGAGCCGTTTTAAATGTTTGTATTCGACACTCCCGTCCAGCATGTCTCCACTTTCAATGGCCCATTCCACGGTTTCCTTTCGGTCTCCGGCGATTGTTGACAGATTCCCGTCTGTATCTATATAGTACAGTTCTCCTTCTCCGTATGACATAAATCTTATGTGAAGGTCATCCTCCTTGTGCCACAGGGATTTTTCCATGTCATATACGTACAGGCTCCATTCCCCATCGCGTTCCAGGGATGCATAGTACTTGCCGTCATACTGTCCGGCCACACCCTGGGATACCCGTTTATCCCCTATGACATCCGATATGGAGGATGGATTTGCCCCATCGTAGCTGCATATGCAGTTACGGGCCGCATAGATCAATGTTTCATCCACCACGCAGGCCGTGCCCTCGCAGCCCTTTGCAATCCCCCTGGCCGGGCTGACCGTGGTGATCTGGAAATTGCTGGGCTTGTCTCCCATGATGGTATGGATGGAATCCTCTTTGAAAAACAGGGTGTAACCCATATGGGACAGGCAGCCGGTAAAATCCCCATCACTCCCTATGGTGGCTGCATAGGAATCCGTGCTAATCCCTTCAAATGCGTTCCAATTGGCCGGGTCTCCCAGCTTGCTTGCATATATCTCATGGTTTACGCTGGAGCAACCCCAGACCCGATTTCCGTTCTCACAGATATAATCCATATCCGGCACTTTTCTGCTGATAGAAAGACCGGAAGCCTGGGTAAACGTCTTGTCCAGGTCACCTATGATCACAAGATAGTCATCTGTAATCTCCTGGATCACTGTTGTTTTATTGAATGCATCATTGGTGCAGCCGGTGATTTCCACCCCGTCAAACTGGCTGAACTTTTTCCCAATTCCTGTACAGGTGATCTTGACCATGGTGGAGCCGGTGGTAGTCTGGGCAAAGGTGGCGTTTGAACTTTGGGTCCACTTGGCCTCCAGGCTGGTCAGTTCCTTTGTGGATGTGTTGTACATGATCTTATCCGGGAATACCACCAAGTACGCTCCTATCCCTATGATCTGCTTGTCCGTGTCGGTTACATCGGCAATCTTCTCATCCTTGTAATACAGTCCGGTGCCATCCACATAGGCCAAGCCATTTTTATAATGCAGACCATGTGGTTTCCCCAAGGTCTTTATGATCTCCCCTCTGGTCCTGCGGGTGGAGATGGCCGGGAAATCCCGGGATGACATGTTTTTCATGTCGGCAAATTCGTTTTCTTGTATTACGGTCCCTGTATTCAGCCCCAGGAAGTTACCAACCTGGCGGCTGGTCTCTTTGGGGGCTGTTGTCAGGTATGGTAATCTTCCCATGGCTGCCTCCTAAAATCTTGAAAATATGGCCCCGCGCTTTGGCATGTGGTTCTGTTTGAACCATGATGCAAACGCATCATATGCACTGTTGTACATGACCACGTCATTATTGTATCGTTCTGTTTCCTGATTGTGAAAATCAATCTTGGAAAGCATATAGTTGATATAGACATCCTGGAAGCGGTCCGGTACAGACAGTTCTCTTTCCGCATCCAGATCGTAGGTCATTGGTTTAAACTCAAGATCATATCCCTCTGCCTTGTTGATTACTTCATCAATCACCTGACCTTCGATCTCGTTCAGCCAGCCAGTCATGATATCTTCGCTGTACTGCCTCCCCCTTGTCCGTATGACCGTTTCTATTAATTCGCCTAATTTCATGACTGCCTCCTATTCTGCCAGTCCGTATGTTTGCAGGTCAGGCATGGTAGTATCCCACTCCTTTTCCCATTCCCCGGATTCGTTCAGCCAGCAGTAGATCCCGGGAGCGGTTGACTTCGCATATACATTCTTTGCTGTTTCTCCGGTCTTGGTTGCATAATAGTGCTTTCCATTGACCTTGAACCATTGTGCGGCCAGCATAGCCCCGTCATCCGGGTTCATATAGTACCATCCCTGATCATTGGATCCAAACCATCCGGTTATCATGGTCCCGGCACCGTCAAATACAAACCATTGGCTTCCAGCCGCTGTGTTGATCAGTTCCCATTCATCCTTGATGTACGCTCCGTACCGGAGGTACTTCCATGTGCCATCCGGTTGTTTTTCCCATCCAGTCTGTGTCTTTTCCATATGCTGCCGGCAGGCTTCATATGCACACCAGGATATAAACTGCTGGCACCAGTATGCAGGGGTGTACCCATACCATTTCCCATACTTTGTATAGTTTGCATCCCCTGGGTTTGCTACCTTGCTGTCCAGATCCTTGTTACTCGCTTTTTCTATGTACCCCATTTCATTTTCCAGCACATGGATAAATTCATCTACCGTGCATGTATCCATACTGTACGCGGGGCGACCAAAGCCGTTGATCTTGTTTGTACCTCCCACTTTGTCAAATGTGCCCTCATATGTATGTTTGGCGACACATCCCCCATTGCGCTCTCCTGCGGATCCTGATGTGTTCCCTTCAATGGAAACAAATTTGAAGGTCTTTTTCTGATAATCCGTATCAACTACCACTGCGGCGCCTACATGGCCTACACGGCCCAGAGATGTGTAATAAAAATAAACGATATCACCCCTCTGCGGAACTGTGAACCATCTGGACTTCTTGATAAAATAGGATTTACCTGTGGGAGTATACTGGCTGTAATCCCCGCATAACAGCTTCTGGCCTCTTGCGTATGCATTATCGATCATGTTTATCCCTCCTGTTAGCATAAAAGGGAAAGCACCTCTGCCTCCCCTCCTGTTCTCATCTATTCTTCGCTGTCATCAATTCCATTTTTATTCCGGTCACTTGGCCCACCAACTCCACTCTGGTGCTTGCCGGGATGTGGCGCATTTGTTGGCGCGTCATATAAATATGGTGTCGGCTGTTTTCCTTCCAAGTCAGGCCCCTCTGCCAGGTACCCTCCGTTTCCCGGAATATGCGCTGCATGTTTGTCTGTTGTTCTTGCCATATCATGTGCCTTCCTTTCCTTTTTTATCCGCTTAACCCTGCGTGGGAGATATCGGATCACCTCCGGCTATTTGGTAGCCACCCGCTTCTCTTCCTCCTGGTCTGTTCCTGCGGCTGCCGCATCTGTCAGCCCCTCGCCGATTATGTACGCGATCAGCGTTGCTCCTCCCATGATAATGGCTGTGACCTGCGTGATCTCGCTCTCGCTCGATCCTGCTGCAATCATGATCGGTGTTACAAAGCCGACCACGGCGGCCCAGAACTTCCGGCTTGTCAGTTTCTTTGCCCAGTCAATTTTGTTCATTTTCATTCTCCTCTTTCCTTTTCGAGATCTCCAATCCTATGATTGGCAACTTTGATCTGCTCCTGGATGACTGCTTGGGCTTCCTCCAGCTTATACGTCCTCTCGATTACCGTGTTATGTTTATCTACCTTTTTCTCCAGTTCTTCCAGGCGATAGGCTGTCAGTTTGGCCGATACCACGATTCCGGTAAACGCGCCTATGGCGCTCCCTACCAGTCCAATTAGTGCAACCGCGATTTCTGTCTGCATAAAATTTCCTCCGTAGCTATGCCGGATTCTGTTCCAGCCATGCTTCTGTCCGGCTCCTCCACAGCCTGGGAACTTCCTCCAGCGTCATGATTCCCTGCCTGATTCTTAATCCGTAGAACCTTGCCATTACTCCGATTCTCCTTCCGTCTGTTCTTCTTCCTGCTCTTCTGTTTGCTCTGCTAAGAAGCTGGTCATTTCCCCGAGGTCAGTGATTGCGCCATCCTGGACCGTCTGACCTTCCTCTACCGCTGAGATACGTTCCTCCAGCAACTCTACTGCGCTTTTCTCACGCAGGTTATAGGTGGTCAGGATCGTCCCGTCCGTCTGAATCACGGATGTCTCCGACACCAGTACCAGGTCTGTATAATTTCCTACAGTAAGACCGTCCCCATTCTTTACCTGAACCTGTGCCAGATTGTCTGCGATAAACTTGTCCCAGGTGGTGACCATGGCTGCCTTATCCGTAGATACTACCTGGAGAGCACTTAGGGAGGCTCCGGCCTCCAGCTCAATTACACTTCCATTTTTTAATATCAATGTGTCTTTCATGTTGCTTTCCTTTCTTCCTTATTTGGCGGCTGAATTTTCAGTCACGAGAATAGATGCGTGCGATTATTCACCTATTCAATTAAGATTGGAATCCCATAATCAATGTAGCACTGATGCCAAAATATCTTTCCACTCTTATCTTTACAATAGCTGACCTCAAAATTGAGGGCGGCTCACGGCCGAAAATTCGGCTGTGATCATCACAGAGCTTCGATAAACCTCTTCACGTCCTGGTACGCATCCTTATATGGCAGCCCCTCTGTCATCAGCGTGGTCAGGTGCAGCTCTACCACCGTTTCCAGAGACTTTAGATACATCAGCGTTCTTTGGTCTGCCTTATCCCTCCCACCTCTCTCTATGCCCAACCTATTGTTAATAAGCTTCGTCAGTAGTACATAGTATCGGTCCGCGTGCTGACTGCCCTGCTTCCGGGCGTACTCCACAAACAGTTTTATCTGATCTGTCTCAGCCTTACGGGCTTCCTTTGTCTCCTGTCGGATGCCCAGCCACTTCTCGTCTTTTTCGGATGCTATGTAATAGCCGTTCTCCTTGATAGAGAGAATAACATCATACACCCAATCGTTGAAATCATCGGCCACCTTCTGATTGGACCAACGGCATACCTCATATATTCCGCGCTCTTTATACATCCAAACGAAGGCTGATTTATCCTTGTTAAAATAAGGGGTATCAAACTGTGACCCCTTAACTTCGATAGAAAATTTATCCAGCCTATCTTTATGTCTTTGATGTACCATCAGGATTGCATGCTGAGGTTGCCTATACTGCAAAGCATATCCCACCTGTGTCCTACTCATAAAAATGTTTCCACTTTCATCTGTATAAAAATCACACTTCGTTCCCAAGAAATCTCCCTGTTTAACAAGCCTCAGTTTCATAAAAAATCCTTCCTTTCTGTGTGTTTATTTTTCAAAATAACAATTTGGGCAATAAGGTAAATGTGGGCGATATACCATGTGTTTCAAAAACCGGAGAAATGGTAGCAAATACATCATTCGTTTTTGACACTACCCCATTTCCGTGGGGATCCATGTTTTTATTTTTTTCAACCGGTACGTCACTTCGTTTGTTTATCCGTTATAGTAGCACGGTAGAAATATTTGCTGTCGGAACAGATAACTATCTTACCGTATCAACAACCGGATTATCAGTGGCTTTTTCTGTGACCGCTGCAAAACATTATTCTATTATGAGAATTAAATGATCATTATACGTAATATTCCATCATGTTTATTGCTGTTCCAGAAGCAATGGCTGTCTTGGGTGTGATCTTAACGTTACCATCGTTATCTATGTTAAGGTATACTGTCAGTTCCGATCCTTTTCCGCTGACGAATACATTATGATACCAGTCAACCCTAGATTTTAAAGATACATTGCTGGCAATTATATATTCGGTACCGGCTGTTAAAGTTTTATTTATATACCCAGATAGTCTTATGACTTTTAAATTGTCATTACCAAATTTGACCAAATGCAGGTTCAAACCATATTGATTGGTAATGGATTGTGCATTATAATCTGCGTTTGTAATAGGTGATACCCAACTACTCCAACTTTCCTTTCCGGTTTTGACTCTCCAAAATTCCAGGGATTTTGCTTCATTGTAAATAATTCTTTGCTTTAAAAATGTACCATCTGTGGCTCCAGTAACCCTTTCAACATGCAGTACAAAGCCTCCATTTAATGCGGGACAATTTTGCAACGTTGATGAAATACTTGCTGCCGATGATACATAATTGCCAAAATCAGTATAATTGTTCAGATCCGCACCTGATGGTATCTGGATTGCATCGCTAAGTGAGTAATACTTATCGAAATTGTTATTTTGCGTAACAATCGCACTGACTATATCTGCCGCTCCCCCGGGCAGATCAGCTGTGTTTCCGATCATATCCACCAGTGCTTTCCCCTGCACTGCGTCCAGGACATTTCCCGTTTCTGTAGCCAACAGATTATTGACAATCTGGCTTTTGGCAACATATTTTAGCAGCTCGGCGGTGAATGCGGTATTACTCACCAGCTGTGTTGCTACCCGCAGGGCCAGTTCATCCAGGAGCGCCTGTGCATTGCTATTCCCTCCTATTTCTGTCAACAGGCCCTGGGTATCAATGGCCGAAATGCTTTGCGCTGTTCCATCGCACCCCGCTGCCTGCTGCGCTCTTTCGGCACTGGCGGCTGCTTCCGCTGCCTTGGTGGTTGCCACTTCGGCTTTTTGTGTGGCTATGGTCGCGCTCTGCCCAGCTGATGTGGCGCTGGATGCTGCTTCCTGCGCCTTACCCGCAGCCGCTTCCAGTATCTCATCCGCTCTCGTTATTGCTGCTTCTGCCTGTTCCTGCCACTCAGCCTCATTGTTTACCCGTCTTTCTTCATTTTCTTTCCGCTGCTCCTCTGCCGCTTGTCGCTCACTTTCATTCGCATCTAAAGTCTCTGTCTTCTGGGTGATCCGTTCTTCCAGCTGTTCAAACTCGGTCAGTTTTCCGCTGTATGCTTCCCCGTCAAATATCGTATGATCCACATACAACGGCCCCCTATTTGTGGCCCATTTGACGGTCCCATTTTCATCATACGCTCTAATGGCTGCCCATACGGTCCCTTTACGGGCCACGCAGCTGTCAGGTATGGTCCAGGTCAGCAGTATGTATTCGTCCTGCACCTCAACGTCAAGCAGGCAGGTGTCCAGGATGTTGTCTGTATATTCTAAATCGAGCCTGAACCGAAGGTTAGATAAGTCGACCCCTCCAGTTGTGATGCGGTTGATCCTGATATGGCGTATCTCTGCGTTATTATCATATGTTGTCCCTATCTGCTTATCTGTTTCAGGTATGATAAGCTTTCTGCCTACAACTGTGATCATCCTGCCTGCTCCTTTCTTATCCCTGCTTTATTTCCTGGTTTTTTACTTTCTCCATGTACTCTAACGCGTATGCGTTCTGCGCCTCGGAATTTTCCAGCACTTCCACTACCGACTTGGGCAGTTCCACTGCCTCTCCGCGTTTAATCAGATAGGATTTCCCGTTGACTGCCACAAACACATCCTGCTTATCAATATCACTTCTCCCTGTAGGGATCTTAAATCTGATCATTTCTTCTGCTGGCTGTTTTTTCTCCGCTGCCATGTTATAACCTCCTGTTTAGTTTGCTTCATTATCGTTGATTTAATTTGCTTCATTATCGTTGAATGTGGATGCTGTCTCGATTCGCACCATATACTGCTGGGACAGGATCTCTGTCACTTTAAGGGCTTTCCAGCCTACGGTTGCGCGCTGGTCTAACGGATCCGCCGTACCGGCACTTCCCAGCTGTTTGATGATCGTCTCCAGGCCGCCTCCCTTAATCTTGGTGGTTGCATATGCATTGGCAGAAAGGATCAGAGTGGAGTATACATCAATCCCGCTTGCGCCAGCTCCTGCGAAGATCTTGGCTTCTGTGGTCTCAACAAAGCGTACGCCCTCAATGGCTCCAATCTCCCCATTGTATATCTTCTCCGGTGTTTTATATTTGACTACTTCCACAAACTTTTCATCTTCAGTCAGATCAAAAGAGCAGTCCGGGTTGATAATGCCGTAGAAGTATCCGTTGATGCGTTTGGCGTTCTGCTTCTTGAGGAAGCGCACGGCCATTTTTACCGCTTTCACGGTCAGCTTCATGTCGGATGTAATCTCCGCCCTGGATGTCACCTGGCCCTCTGCATACTGCACATTGGTTCCGGCATTCATGACCTCGCGGGAGATGGTATCCAGCGTCCTTCCAGCCTGGGAGCCGATCAGTTCGCTGGCTTCCACGATATTGTTATCGATCGCGGTGAGGATCAGAAGGTCTGACAGGGCAACAAATCCGCCGTACTGCTTTACGGTTGCTTCCAGCTTGGTCACCTTCATCTCCTGCCCTTCCGGGGTCACTCCCTCCGTCAGTGGTGTCAGGGCTTTAGGCAGCTGGTCATATTTCCTAAATTCGATGGTCTTACCACCGTTTTTAGGGATGTCCCTGGTCTGGGCCCACTGGTCATGCACCAGTTCCGGTTCCGCGTTCTCGATCAGGGTGCGGTCATAGAACGTCTTCATCTCAACGTTCATTCCTTCGGCTGTTGTGGTGTTTGCCGGGGCTCCGTCAAATAATCTAAGATTCAGTGTTAATAATTCGTTCTTCATGGTTCTCCTTTCTGCTGTTAGTCAAAGCTTCGGATCGTTTCTCCGCTTCTGACGCGTTCCAGTAAGCGGGCATATTCTTCTTTGGACAGGTCCCATGCATTTGACCTGGTTTTATTTGCCCCTCCTGATCCGATCCCGTTTTCTACCGGGCGGCCGGATCCAGCTTTGATACTGTCTGTTACTTTTTTCTTTGTGCTCTGTTCTGTTTGTGCTGCAATTCCTTTTGCCAATTCATCAAAGTGTGCCGCCTTGTATGCGCTTTCCACGTCAAGACCGGCTCCCAGCAGTCTCACAAAACTCTGGTTGTTCAGTTCGTCATTCATGTCAAATCCGGGGAACTTCTGGGCACATGCATCTGCTTCCTGGTTCCAGCGGTCCCACACCTGTTCCCTCTGCCGGATCTGTTTGGCCCGTTCGGCTGATTCGATCAGCTGTTTATGTTCGGCTTCAAAGCGCTTCATCTGCTTGAACTGGTCTACCGACATCCCGGCTTCCATGGCCGCTTCTGACCAAAAGGAATTGTCTTTGTCAATCGCCTCCATCAGGGTTTTGGTGTCTGGTTTTTCCAATCCATATTTGCTGGACAGCATGGTCATCAGCGGACCATATTCATCCACCTGTTTCCTCAGCTGTTCGGTCTCTTTAAAGCGGTGGTTGATGTGGTTCTCCACGTCCCGGCTGTACAGATCCTTAAAATCTTTCTTGAAGCGTTTGTACTCTTCCATCCGCTCTTCCGGGGACTTTTCCGCTGCCGGGTCTGACTGGGTCTGGCTTTCTGTCCCTGTGGGTTCTACGGACTGTTGCGCCTGCGCTGCTGTTCCCTCTGCCCCTGCTGCACTTCCTGCTGCACTTCCCGCTGCGCTTCCTGCGGCGGCTCCGCCACCTTCTCCATCAAACAGTCTGAGGTTGATTTTTATTTTCATCTTTTTCTCCTTTCACCGGTCTTTCCCGGGTGTCCTGCACAGTCTCTCCTGCGTGTCTCGCACGGTCTCTCCCGCGTGTCTCGCACAGTCTTTCCTGTGTGTCCTGCGCGGTCTTTCCCGCGTGTCTTACTTTTATGATATCTATGTTATCACTGTCCAGAAATTATGTCTCCCACCCTAAGCTTATGTAGGCAGGATGGGCCTTTGCGAGCAATTCATATCCAGTCTTTATGGTCTTTACCATGATATCCAACTCGCTTTTATGGATCTGCTTTGGGATTGCTTTTATATCAATCAGGGCATCCTTTATGGTCATCTCTTTTATCCCTACCTTACCAGCTTCGGACATGTCCATGATGCACTGGGCCGCAGTCTGTCCCAGCACAGATATGGCGGCACACACAATATCGTTCCCCTCCGGGAGCAGGTTTGCAAATCCATACCCTGCGTGTCCTTCGATCCTGATGTGGCAATATCCCGGGACATTTGTGATCTTTATCTTTGTCATCATCTCACCTCCGTAGCGGATGCCGCCCTGTCACGGGCTTTCCCGGCGGTGCTTGTATCCATGCCCGTGGCTTCTCCCAGGCTGTTTGTCTTGACATTCTGGGATGGATCCACCTGTACATCTGTCATTGCCGGCATGGCCCCTGTCAGTCCCTGCACGGCTGCCAACAGGTCTGGTCTCCCCGAGAAGTCCGTTACCATGGCCGCTAACTGCACCAGTAACTGGGTCATCTGCTGGAGTTTCTGGTACATGGTCCCGTTCTCCTGTATCTTTTTCATAACCTCGTCCCTTCGGTCAAAATCCATCATCTGGACAACGGCCAGGGCCTGATCGGCCAGCTGGGGGTTAAACAGGCCCATGCCAAACAGTTCCTTGGCCAGTTCGTTGTTTGCTATGCGGCTATACGGGCTTGCTTTTTGGGCTGATACCTTGATATCAAAATATGGCTTTCTCAGGAAGATATCCTCCCCCTGCATGTCCATGGGCTGGGGCTGCAACTGCGTATTATCCATCTGTACATATCCAGCATCCCCATTTGGCCGCGTGATCCGGAAGCATCGGGGAAGGTCATAAAACTGCCGGATCAACTCGATTGTCAGAGTGACTACCTCTGCATGGGCTATATAGGATCCCTTGATCATGTCGCGGCTCAGCTTGGACCCGGCCTCCTGGAGGGCAGCAATCGCGGATGCGGCTGTAACCCCGGAAGTTGTAGAGCCTTGGGAGAAATCACGGTTCCCTGAGGTCTCTTTCAATTCTTCGATCTTTGCGTTCCGCATTTCTATGACATAGTTTGACAGCTGGGGCGGGTCGATCTGCCGCAGCCTTGTGGTATCTACGTTCCCACTTACGTGGATCAGATCCCTTTTCAGGTCGGCAAATTCCTCTTCGTTTATTCCCACACCCTCCTGGACAAAGAACCTGGGACGGTTCAGGACAGAACATTTCAGGATGATCTGATCCAGCTTGTCTATGTACTCCTGAGGGTTTGCCATCACATCCAGGTAGCCGAATCCTGCGGGAGAGCCTTTTTCCGGGAACATCACGTCAAACACAAAGGGATACTTTCCGTGTTCGTACCAGCCGGTCTGGGCCGACTTGGGGTCATTTTCCGAGGCGTACAGGACCGTGCCCGGAATGAACTTGCAGTAATGCAGGATGGTCTTTATGCCTCCGTTTTCCAGGCGGGTCTTTATTTTGTAATACCAGTCAATCACCTGGACTTTTTGGGATGTGTCTATATTCTCTTCATAGATATATTCTGATTTGACGACCTCTCCAGTCTTCTGGATCTTTCCTTTGACCTGTGGGTACAGATATTCCAATTCTTCCGCGTCCACCAGTTCCGTTGTGAATATATCCCTTGACCTCTGTATGTCTTTGATCCCTGGTTCCCAGTAAATGTTCATGACATCTTGACAGCGTATGTCAATGTCCCCCAGGCCATTTTCTTTTTCCGGGTTCCAGAACACGCCGTATATGGCGGTCCCGGTCTTGGGTTTATCCCATGAGCACTCATTGTATGTGCTGTCATACTTATTCTGTTCCAGGATCACCGGTACGACTTCTGTGAGGATCTTTGCCAGCTCCTCATCTGATTCTTCCCGGGGGAGGATAGCCGGGCATGGATAATTGTCCATAAAGTCTGCATGTTTATTGATGATACTGTTGAACAGCCATGCGCTTACCGGCTCCGGGTCGTTCTCATTGCTGGATTCGCTCCCGAACCTCTCCCAGTGATTGTTCTTCCACCATTCCTCTGCGTTTACTACGCGCTCATCCAATGCGGCTTTTCCCGTCTTGTATTTTCTCAGCCGTTCCATGGCTTCCCCGATCTGTTTTTCTCCGATCGGGAGGTTCTGCTGCGCTCTCATTGCCTGTTGTGTCTGCATTGCCTGTTCTGTGGTCATGTTCTCTTCGTCCATATCTGCCTCCTATATCCTGATGAATTTATATGCCTTTTTCCTCTCGTCTTTATACAGATCCAGCGGGTCATCCATTGGAACCGGCTTCTTTGTGTTTTCCCGCCGGGCGATCATGTGCTCCATGAGGAAGTACCGGCACTCGTCATAGATGTGGTCCTCCTGGGTTGTATCAATATCCTCCACTTTCTTTTCGTCATAGACCAGCTGGGGGATCGTGCGGATGAATTCCCTGCAAGTGTCAAATACATAAAACATAGGCAGGCCGTCTTTATTGAATGCCAGCCGGTAATGGTACTGCATCTTCCCTGCGATACGCTGGTTGTCTCCCGGGCTCCAGTATACGCCCTCCCGGGCCATGAGATCCGCAATGGAATCCCCGTGGCTGGTGTCAAATATGGACGGGTCTGCAATCCCTACTATGTTTCTTCCTTTCAGGTTCTCATCCGTGTTCTCTATTTCCTTGATTCTCCTGGCCTGTTCGGTGGGATCGATCTTGATTCCTGTGTTCGGTTCCTTGTCTACGCAACCATACAGCTCCCGGATCCGGTACACGCAGCCGGTATAGTCAATGGCATACCAGCCGACAGAGAATGGTTTTGCATAGCCAAAATCGTAGCTGCGTCCGACCAGCCATCCGTCCGGGATCCTGAATGGGCTAATCACATGCGTCCACTGCCTTGTATCATAATTTTCCGGGTCGTTCCTCCATTCAGTGAATACCTGTCCGTTAAATGAATCCCAATCCCCATCCAGCAGGGCCTTTCTCAGGGCTTCCGGCATCATTGCCAGGGATGCGACATAATCCGGGTTGTTACGTATCAGATCTGGATTATCGAACACCTTACTCGGAATGAATACACGATCCCTTGTAAAACGCAGGATATTCCCTTTGGGATCTGTGGTCTCTTTTGTCTCCACAATGGTTGTACCCGGCTCTGCCGGTGAAACAAATCTCGACTTGACCCATCCATGGCCCGGGCCTCCCGGATTGGCTGTAGACCGGATATACCTGCGCAGCCCCGGTGCACTTGATCGTACGCGGGAAAACAGATAATTGTATTCGTCCCAACCAAAATGCGTTAGTTCGTCAAAACCTACAAAGTCAAAATGGCGGCCTTGATACTTTAAGCGGTCCTTGGGGTACTGCATGGACCCGAAATAGATCTTTGCCCCGCTGGGAAATGTCCATACGTGGCGACTTGAGTTATAGCGGGCTTTGGGGAACGCCGCCCTGTACAACTCCATGGATCTGCTGATCAGGTCTTCCAGTTCCGGGTATGTTTTTCTGAATATGATTGCCCGGTATTCGCGGATACGCACCTGCCGTAGCGCTTCCACCAGCAGGTAATCTGTTTTCCCACCTCCGGCAGCCCCTCCATACAGGCCTTCAAACTCCAGCCGTGTCATCATGGCCTGCTGTCTTTTGGAGGGAGCCCATATGACGTTGTGGGTCCTCATAAATTCCCTTGCTTCTGCCTTATCTGTTTTCTTTCCAGTCTTGTTCTTCCCTGCGTTCTTTCTCTTCTCTTGCACTCTTTTCTTCCTCCATGAGTTGTTTGATATCTTCCGCTATGTCTGTGCTCATAACAACGGTGCCGGTCTGGTTCTCTTCATCGCCATCAAGATCCCTTGCTTTCTCGTACCGTTTGCGCCATTCCGGCATCCTGTTCTCCAGCCAGAACATGATCAGTCTTGCTTCCCCTGGGACATAGATGGTTTCTTCCGCGTATTCAATGATCTCATCCTCTGCGGTCTTTACTCCGTTTGTGTATGTCACATGCCGGGTTTTGATCGGCTTTTTATTGGTCACTGTATATCCACGGGCTATCTTATACAGGCTTCCCTCTATCAGGCGGTCTGCGTAGTCCTTAGTGATGCTCAGGGCCTTTCCTATGGATTCATGCTTCTTTTTCCACTCACTGAGGGTAGACCGGCTGATCCCGATCAGCTTGGCGATCTCCTCATCCGTCTTCCCTGCCCTGGCCCATGCCGCCAATATGGACAGCCTGTCTTCATTTTCTGCCCATTCCTGCCACTTCTGCCTTGCCACAGCCCGCCTCCTTTCTTGTTGCGGTATATTTTAGCATAGTCCAGAAATTGTGTCTCCCACCCTAAGCGTCTGTCCGGTTTTGTCTGGTTTTGAGGTGCGCAAAAGCACCCTCTTCGGGTGCTCCTCTTCCTTATCGCGCGCGCGGGCGCGGGCATGTGTGCGCATTGGGTGTCCGGTCTGTCCGGTCCATGGACAGCATCATTCCTGGTCCATGGCTGCTTCCTCCTCATATCCTTCCTGTTTCATGTCCATGGATCCGTCTTCATTCTTTTTGGCTAAGTATGTCAGGCCCTTGGCCTGCTCAAATTCCTCTGCCGCTATATGTACAGTTGGGCCCAGCTTGGACGCCAGGGCTGCCACCCACAGCATGGCTCCGTCTGCAATCGCATTGGACCGGCGCATCTCCTTGTCTTTCTCCTGCATCCTCCTTTTGGCATCCCTTTCCCTGCGTTCCGCCGTTTTTACCTTTTGGGCAAGGCTGGTCTTTTTCATTGTCTGTTTCTCCTTTCTTCTTGTCATATCCATAGATCGCCCGGTAGTACGGGCATGTATCAAACATGTCAGCACAAAATATACCGACATAGTTTTCTTTCTCCGTATGAGCATCAAAAACAATCTGGTTCTTGATATCAAAGCCCAGATGATTTTCTATATTGGCGCATGTGATGGTCGCCATCCGCTTATCCGCCGTGCTGCGTGTTATGTAATACGGGCAGTATACCGCCCTCGTGTTTGGCATCCCCTCACCTCCCTGATGCGCACAATAAGCGGCGGCCCTTATCTGGACCGCTTTTTCCTTCGCTGCCGGCTCTGTCTGTTCTGTTTGGCGTTCGCCCGGTCATGGGCCGGTATGTGGTAGCCTGGCAGCAGGACTAAGGTATATTCTAAAAACTCGTAACCATTTTCCTGCACGCCTGACTGTATGGTCTCCTTGTCCAGATAGTATCCATCCGGCACCTGGATCGCGCCTGGGTCGATCCGGCCGCGTTTCCTTACCTTGGCCTTTTCCGGTTCCGGGTGGATCAGGTTGCGGGATGGATTATAACGCTTTCCCTGGAATCTCCCTTCCGTCCGCATGGTTTTATCTGAATACTTGATAAAATAGGCAGCCAGCTTGTGGTAGCTCCCGCTCTCATCCATGGGCACTGCATTGATCCAGCCATGGGGCCATGCGATCTTCAATTTGCTGATATCAATACCTCCCGACTGGACCATATGTATATGCTCGGCTCCCCGCTCTCCCCGCTCTGCCACCCAGATGTACTTTAGGATCACTCCGGCCTGTCTGTAGAGTTTGCGCAGCTGCTTTAAAAACTGTCTGATGCATGCCCGGAACTTCTCCGGGCTCCCTGGGCGCTTGTCCTTCCCGAAGCTGTATGTCACATACAAGTCTTCCCCTGAAAAGTTTGCATCCATGGTCCGTGTCAGGGTCCGAAGGGAGTTCCTCCGGTTGATCTCCGCCTGCTTCTCACTGGTGGGCTTCTCCTTCTTTTCCCTTTTCTCCCTCTGTACCAATTTTCCATCATTGTACTTTGCTGAATAGTATGCCCGGATGTGCTTTGTCCTGCCTGCATAGCATACGCTCTCTATACATGCCATTGTGTTACTCCTCATATGGTTATCCCCCTGGTTGGCAGGGGGAAGGGTCTTATCTTAATAAAGTTATCGAGTTGGATGCGGGGCCTCTCCCCGCTGGTTTTTTGATCATTATTTTCTGTTAACTTTGGTAATTTTCTGAATATATTCGCTATTTATGGGCTATGCCGCTTTGTTACGGATCACTCGCAATGTGTCTGGGGTTGATTGCGCATAATATAAGGAAGTGACCTTGCTGTCTGCATGTCCCATGATCTCCTGTATGGTGCCTATGTCCACGCCTTTATTCTTCAATTCCATGCCCAGGGTCTTGCGCATCTTATGAGGATAAGCGCGGCTGGTGATTCCGGCCCGCTGTGCCACCTCTTTTACGATTCCACGGATTGCGCAGGTAGATAATGCCTGGTGCGGCTTCTTAGAACTGACAAATATGGCTGGGTTGTTGTCTGTCCGGCTATTTAAATACTTGCGGAAATGATGGATCGCATCTGGATCCAGGTACAGGGTACGATACCGGTTGCCCTTTTCCCCAAGGATCATAACGTCCCCTGTCTCCCAGTTGATCAGGTCAATGGTAATCCCAACGATTTCCCCAACCCTGGCCCCTGTGCTCCTCAACACTTCGATCACGGCCCTTTCCCGCAGGCTTTCACATCCGTCCTTTAGGCTTGCCATCTCCTCCGGGGTAAAATAATCGATCGGTTTCTTCGTTACCTTTAGCGGCTCGATTGCTTCCACCGGGTTGCTGCCAATCAACTTTTCCTTTCTCATCCAGGTGAAAAAGGCCGATAGAAAGCGGCGCTCGTTGTTGATCGTCCTCGCCTGGTTCTTCTTGCCGGTTATGGGTACATTCCGGTTTTCATACCAATCCAGGTAATAATAGATGTCTGATTCCTCCATGTCTGTCAGAGGCTTATACACCAGGGTTACCAGCCGTTTGATCGCGCTGACATAGCCGTATTTTGTCCCGTCCTGAAGTTTCTTCTTTTTGTACAAAAACAACTGCAATATGTACCCGTTCTGGCTGTCTATGCTGTCCTTCATTTCCATCGGCAATGTGTTAATCCGTTCTATTACCACATCCACCAGATTTTTAGCCAGGACGCGCTCCAGCATTTCCAGAACATCTGGGTTAAGGTAGTAAGTCATTGATACGATCACGTTATTGATGATCTGCGCTTTTACACTCTGATTTTCTGCGTTATTCATACAGCTTCCTCCTTTGTATTGCTTAAGGAAGCAATTTATGGTATACTATCCTTAAGCGTAAGGGCGGTACAGATAACTTTGGTCGGTTGGTGTACCGCCCATTTTCTTTGCATCCGTTTCCTGTGGTGCATTATTGGATAGCCCATTGTTATCACCCCTTTCGTTTATATTTTGCATGGGCTGCCACGGGATCGAACCGTGACGCTGGGGAGGAATGCAGCGGCCCCCGATGGGCCAGCCCTTTATGGCTGTAATTGCATTACGTAGTCAGTATCCACCCAACCAGTATTGCTCCATATTTTTCAATTGTTATGATCTCGATGTCTTCTATCAGTTCTTCTGCTGTTTTTCTGGTATCTTCCTGCCGGATCACATCTTCAATGCTCGTTTCCGCCTGCTCCCTTATCAGCTTTTTGGCTTCCTCGCACCCTTCCTCGGTCTTCATGAGCACATACGATCCATACACTTTTCCCGGTTTTCCCTCTCTCTGCTTCCTTATTATCTCTTTCCATCTGGTTTCAAATAGAATCCTGGTTTCTTTTTTCATCTGTTCCCACCTCCTTCGGGCCGGGAAATGGAGGACATTCGGATCCCGGCCCAGCGTCAGAAAGTATTCGTGACATATGCAATCTGACCAACTATATTTACCGCTGTATGTATCATCCCTTGCGGGATCTGATACCGATAGAAATTCCTAATTCACTGGTTTCGGCTCATTCCAAATCATGTACCCATTGGAACGGCTGTTATCCTCTATCTCTTCATCTTCCATCGTGGAAGCTTTATCATTTGCCTCTTCCTGGGAATCGGCTTCAAAGACAACTTTACGGAAGCTGGCATACTCCACTTCATATTTCATCTTCACACCTCAAAATCTTTAATATATCAGTTTACTTATCCAAGTCTCTGCCACATATCGGGCAAAAATTTAATGGAATCCACTCATATGTTGCCGCAGAATCAGATGTTTGAATATCCATTTTCAACTGTTTTCCGTCAAATCTTATATCTACAACCTCGTCTTTTGCTATTGATATCGGAGTTATGCTACAGTATGGACATTTTATATGTCCTCTTTTCAAATTCATCACATCACCACCTCTAAATGTTAATAGGGCTTACACTGGGGAGCAGACCTACCGGTTGCAGTCTCCTATGTATCCCCAGATGCCTAAATCTTAATTTTATGAAAGAAACTACTTGTAAAGAAACCACCACTATGATACACTTGTCGATAAGGAAAATCATTTCCGCTAAGGTTGTCAGATAAAAATCTTCACCGCCCTTTGGTGGCGGTTCACAGGCAGAAATCTGCCGGTTTATCCCATAAATAAAAAGAAATAGCATAACTGGAAAAGGTGTGCTGCAGACTGTCATATGTCAGATGGGGAAGCATATGGAAAATTGCAGACAATTTTGTGGTTGACATTTCGGGAAAAATATAATACTATTAGAACAGAAAAAACGAACATAAGTTCGCACGGAGGAAAGAAATGGCAAAGGAAGATAAATATAAAGAGATCAATGCAGTAAAAAATGATAAATTAAAAGCGTTGGATGCTGCAATTTCACAGATTGAGAAACAGTACGGCAAAGGCTCCATCATGAAACTTGGTGATAATTCCGCACATATGAATGTGGAGACGATTCCGACCGGATCATTAAGTCTTGATATTGCACTTGGTTTAGGTGG